TATCCGGCTGGTCCTCCAGGCGGTGGTAGTGGTGGTTCAGGAGTTATTCTTATTCAATACCCAGGTTCTCAACAAGCATCGGGAGGATCAGTTACATCTGTTCCAGGTTGCAAAACACAACACGCATTTAACAGCACAGGATTATTTAAAACAGCTTATCCCGCATGTTCAGCAACTTTTGATTATCTACTTGTCGGTGGTGGCGGAGGTGGAGGAAAAGACTCAGCTGGTGGTGGAGGAGCTGGAGGTTTACTTACTTCTTATGGAGTTCCGGGTGCCCCTGGAATAACACTTTTTGATGGAAGCACATACCCAGTTACAATTGGTGCTGGTGGTGCAGGACGTGAAAGTCCGACTTCTTGTAATGGTGCGGCAGGAACTGATACAGTAATTTCATTTAAAACAGCTTATGGTGGTGGTTATGGTGGAAGAAACCCTGGCGATGGTGGTCCCGGCGGATCAGGTGGTGGTGGAGATTTTGGAAACTCAGGAGGACCTGGTAATGATCCTGCTATTCCTACAGCCGAAGGTGGACCTCAAGGAAATGATGGTGGCGGCGGTGGCCCTAACCCTGAATCAGGAGGTGGTGGAGGTGGCCGTGGTGGTGCCGGAGCTGATGGATCTTCTAGTGCTCCAGATGCTGGTGGTGCTGGTGGAGCTGGATTAGAAAGTTGTATAACAGGAAGCCCTGTATGGTACGCTGGCGGAGGTGGTGGAGCAGCTGGATCTGGCGGTGGCCCTGGTGGAGCTGGAGGATCATGTGTAGGTGGTCGTGGTAGTAAAGGACATGGCACTCCTACGAGTTGTCAAGCAACCAATGGAGTTGCATCGACAGGTTCTGGTGGTGGAGGTGCCTCTCAATACCCAGGTTCTGAATATAAAGCAGGTGATGGGTCTTCTGGAGTTGCTATATTTAGGATAGCTACCGCATGTAAACCTGCAAGTTTTGCAGTAGCCCCAGGTACTAATACAATAAGTACAACAGGATCTTGCACTGTAGCTAGATTTACGGTATCAGGAACCTTGACTTTGTAGTTTACAAATGTATAAATTTTTTATATAAATAGAGAAGGAGATCAAAAAAAATGGCACATTTTGCAGAATTAGAATCAAAAGTAGATCCAACAGGTTTTACCGCTGATACACATTTAATTGTAAAAAGAGTAATTGTTGTAGACAATGCTCATGTACAAAGTGATGAACATATTAGTGGAGAAAACTGGTGTTCAACATTTTTTAATGGTGGTATTTGGAAACAAACTTCTTACAATCATAAATTCAGAAAAAAATATGCTGGCATAGGTGATCGTTATGATGAAAGTAAAAATAAATTTATAGGTCAACAACCCTACGCTTCATGGTCGTTAGATGAAAATGACGACTGGAAAGCTCCAGTAACTTACCCTACAGATACTGCTGATCACCGCATTGACTGGGATGAAGATAATCAAAGATGGACTGGAATGAAAAGATCAGACAAATCTAATTGGAACTGGGACGCTTCAGGCTTGACTTGGGTGTCCGCATAAGGAGACTCAAATGGCCAAATCAGGTCGTTCACAAGGTGGTATTATAGGAAAAGTCAATCCGACTTCTTTCGGTAAAAATAAAGTTACCAAAACTACAGCCACAGGAACATTTACAACACAACCCGGAACAACAAAACTTACTTACAGTATTATCGCTGGTGGTGGAGGTGGAGACTATGATGGTGGTGCTGGCGGAGGTGGTGGTGGACTTTATACTACTGAATGCGCATCAGTATGCGGAGCAACAGGTTATCCAATCGTTATTGGCGCAGGAGGTACTGGATCTACACCTGGTTCACCTGCTAGTGCAGCAAGAGGTAGTTCTAGTTCAGCATTTTGTACAACAGTAACTGGTGGTGGAGGTGGTGGATTTCCCGGAACAGCTGGACCTGGTGGTTCAGGTGGCGGAGGAAGAAAAACTCCTCCTCAATGTGGATTCTGTGGAAACACTCCTCCTTTAAGCCCTGCACAAGGGTATGATGGAGGTAGTGGTGCTAACACTTTAGGTGAACAAGGCGGAGGCGGTGGTGGAGCAGGCGCTGTAGGTGGAGACGCATGCGCTCCTAATGCTCATGCCGGAGCTGGCGGTGCAGGTAGAAGTTTAGCCCCTTTTTTTGGAACAGCTCCTCAACCTTTTTATGCAGCTAATACCCCAGGTAAAGGAAATACAGCGTGCGGAGTATTTGCAGGCGGAGGCGGTGGTGGCGCAGGAAAACCTGGAACTCCAGGTGGAGCTCCTCCAGGTCAAGTAGCCGCAGGTGGAACGGGTGGCGGAGGCGATGGTGGTGTTGCTTCAGGACACCCTGGATGTGGAGCTATTTCAGATGGAAAAGATGGAGTTGCTAATACAGGTGGTGGGGCTGGTGGAGCTTCTCCTCCCGGTACTCATGATGGTGGAGCAGGTGGCTCAGGAGTTTTACTTACAAAAGAATTAAATTACACATCAGGCGTATGGCCGATGCAATCCCAATATTCAAAAAGAGTAGCAGGTTCATGGATTGAACCAGAAGTAACAGCAACTGTTGATTGGTTAATCGTTGCCGGAGGTGGCGGTGGTGGAGCTGGTTGCGGTGGTGGTGCTGGTGGCGGAGCTGGAGGTTATAGAACTTCTTACGGAGTTCCCGCAGCTTCAGGTACTCCTATTTCAAGTTATTGTTCTTACACGGTCACAATAGGTGGTGGCGGTGATGGTGGAGTGCAAAGTCCACCCGGTGCTACTGGTCATGGTTCCAAAGGTTCAGATTCAAGTGTATTTTGTTTAACATCCACAGGTGGTGGATATGGAGGTAAAGGACAAGGTGGTGGCCCCGCTGGTGATGGTGGTGGTCCCGGAGGATCAGGTGGTGGACAACCAAGACAAAGTGGTGGTGCTGGTTCTGGAAATGATCCGGCAGTTCCTGCCCCATTAGGAGGTCCTCAAGGAAATCCTGGTGGATCAAATCCTAACTGTCAAGCTTCATCTGGAGGTGGTGGTGCTGGAGCTGCTGGTGGAAATGCTGGTCCCGGCCCAGCTGGTGGACCAGGTGGTGTAGGTAAAGAAAATTGTATTACTGGCTCTCCTGTATATTACGCAGGTGGAGGCGGTGGAGGAAAATATCCTATGACAGCTACTGTTCCTGGTGGAAATGGTGGAGGAGGTGTAGGATCCGCACAAACGATTCCGGCTCTTCCTACTCAGAATGGTACAGCTAATACTGGTGGTGGCGGTGGTGGAGGAACAGAGAATCCTACATTCGCACCCATTAGTCCATCATCCGATTCACCGGGTGGAAATGGTGGTTCAGGAGTAGTTATTATTCGTGCTCCGTCAGCTTTCCCAATGTCAGTAAGTCCATGTACTAATACAGTTTCAACAACTCCAGGCGGCTGTAAGGTTGCAACCTTTACGGTGACTGGTACTTTAAACTAAAGAATTGATGTAGATCAAATTGACTTAATTCATTAATATGATATAAAGAAAGAGAAAGATGAATTTACTTAATTACTATTGGTATTTTAGAAAAGCAGTCCCAGATCATATCTGTGATGCCATTGTTAAATATGGCTTACAGATTAAAGAACAAATGGCAGTTACCGGTGGATTTGGAAAAGATAAACTGGATAAAAATCAAATTAAAGATCTAAAGACAAAAAGAGATTCTAATATTGTTTGGATTAATGAGAACTGGATTTATAAAGAACTTCACCCTTTTATTCGTCGAGCCAATATAAGTAGTGGTTGGAATTTTCAATGGGACTGGTCAGAGTCTTGTCAATTTACTAAATATGAAAAAGGACAATTTTATGATTGGCATTGTGATAGTTGGGAACGACCTTACAATCAACCTAACACCATGAGTCATGGGAGAATGAGAAAGCTTTCTGTAACTTTATCTTTATCGGATGAAAAAGATTATAAAGGAGGGGAACTAGAATTTGATTTTAGAAATCTAGATCCCGATAAAAAAAGAAACACTAGAATATGTGAAGAAATTAGACCTAAAGGATCTCTTGTGGTTTTTCCTTCTTTCGTCTGGCACCGAGTTAAGCCAGTTAAAAAAGGATCGAGATATAGTTTAGTGATATGGAATTTAGGATGGCCTTTTAAATGAAAAAGAAAAATAAAAAATCTTTAAAACAACTTTGTAAAGAATCCGAAGGGGTAAAACAGCCGGAGCCTTTAAAAACTGAACATTATTTTACTTCTCCTATTTATTGGACCGATAAACCTGAGTGGGTGAAAGATTTAAATACTGCATCAGATGCTTATATCAAACAAGCTCGTTTAAATAATTTAGATGAAATTAAAAAAAGAAATAAAAAATTTGGTAATAAGGGAGAACACCCATGGGTACACCATTCAACTACTTTAATAGGAGATCCTCAATTCAAAGTTATACAAGATTATATCGGAGCAACCGCATGGAATCTGTTAGATGGTCAAGGGTTTGATCTTACTAATCATACTATTTTTATTACTGAGTTGTGGGTGCAAGAATTTTCTAAAGATGGAGGAGGACACCATAGTTTGCACACTCATTACAATGGTCATATCTCTGGTTTCTTTTTTCTAAAAGCTAGTGAAAAAACATCAATGCCTGTTTTCGAAGACCCAAGACCTGGTAATATAATGAACTTACTTCCTCAAAAAGATCCATCTAAAATAACCATGGCATCTCATCAAATTAATTATTTAGCTCAGCCTGGAAGACTTATATTTTTTAATTCTTATTTACCCCATATGTATAGTGTGGATAACGGATATGAACCTTTTCGTTTTATTCATTTTAATATACAAGCCGTACCTAATAATGTTTTGGGAAAACCTTATCAACCTACATGGTTAGAGAGACAAAAAAATGACAAGAAAAAATAAAATTAAGCATTTACCCAAACTCCATAATTCAATGGGAGCTTCTCATAATGCTTATATTAAAGCTTTATTGGGTCAAGTGGATACTAAACGTTCCACTGATATGGTAGAAGCATTTATTAAAGAAAGAAAAAAACAACTTGCAAAGGAGAAAAATGTCGTTCAAAAAAAATAAATATAAAGTTTTAAAACAAGCCATCTCTAAAGAATTAGCGGAGTTTTTATATACTTACTTTTTAAATAAAAGAAGAGTAGCCAGATTCTTTTTTGACCACAGATGGATTAATCCTTTTGCAGAAGAATGGGGACACTGGGGCGATGAACAAATCCCTAATACTTATTCCCATTATTGTGATCTCGCGATGGATACTTTACTTCAAGGACTTCATAAAAAAATGGAGAAAGAAACTGGATTTAAATTACAACCTGCATATTCCTATGCAAGGATTTATAAAACAGGAGATGTTTTACATCGACACAAGGATCGTTATTCCTGTGAAGTCTCTACAACTTTAAATCTAGGAGGAGATCCATGGCCCATTTATCTAGAGCCTTCAGGTAAAAAAGGAATGGCAGGGATCAAGGTTAATTTAGAACCAGGAGATATGCTAATTTACATGGGCTGCGAATTAGAACATTGGAGAGATGCTTTTCCAGGTAAAGATTGTGGGCAAGTTTTTCTTCATTATAATGATAGAACCAAGAAGACGGCTAAAGAAAATCTTTACGATAGACGTCCATTTTTGGGACTGCCTGCATGGTTTAAAGGTTTTAAGTTGCCTTCTCAAAAGAAATAAGGTATATAGAAGCCTGGCGTGGGGGATTTTTCCACCACAAAGGTCTTCTACGCCTACTTACAATCGTATTGATCTTACCATCATTCTAGTATAATTATAATCAAAGAGATTTTTATGCTACAAAAAATAGGCTTTTTACCTGGTTTCAATAAACAAGTTACACCTACAACTGCTGAAGGACAATGGATTGCAGGGGATAACGTACGTTTTAGATACTCTACTCCTGAAAAAATTGGAGGTTGGGCTCAATTAGGAGAGGACTATTTAACAGGACCCGTTAGAGCTTTGCACCATTTTGTTGATAATGGGGGTATCAAATACGCGGCCCTTGGAACAAATAGAATTCTTTATGTTTATTCAGGTGGTGTTTTTTATGACATTCACCCTTTAGTGAATCCTTCAGGTACTGCTATTACGAATGCCTTTAGTACTACTAATGGGGATGCAACGGTGACTCTTACATTTAGTGGTTCTCATGGTTTTGTAGTGGGAGATATTATTCTATTTGGGAATACCAGCACCTTTACTGCTATAACAGGTTCTGATTTTGGAGCTTCAGATTTTTGTGATAAAAGATTTATGGTAGCTACAGTTCCTACTTCTACTACCTTAACGATTGAAATGCCAAGTAATGAAACAGGATCAGGAGCAACTACTTCTGGGGGCATTACCTATTATAGATATTATCATGTAGGGCCTGCTCAACAATTAGGGGGGTATGGTTTTGGGATTGGTCAATATGGAGGAACCGTCTCTGGGGAACTTACAACAACTTTAAATGGAGCTTTAGGAGATAATGCATATGGAACTGGAGGATCAGGAACTTCAATTACCGTAGCAGATGCTACAGGCTTTCCATCTTCAGGAACATCTTATATTCAAGTAGGAACCGAAGAAATTTCATACACTGGAGTTTCAGGAAATGATTTAACTGGTATTACCAGAGCTGTTAGAAATACAACTCGGGCAGCTCACTCAGATGGAGCAACCGTAACCAACACAACTGATTATGTAGGTTGGGGTTCAGCAGCTTCTGGAGACTTTGTAATTGCACCGGGCTTATGGAGCCTGGATAATTATGGTACAAAATTACTTGCTTTAATTGTAAATGGATCATGTTTTGAATGGGACTCTGCTGCTACTAATGCCACTTCTATTCGAGCAACAATTGTTAGTGGAGCACCAACTGCTTCAAGAGACATGTTAGTTTCTACTCCCGATCGACACTTAGTATTCTTTGGAACTGAAACAACAATTGGGGATACAAGTACTCAAGATGATATGTTTATTCGATTCTCTTCTCAAGAGGATATTAATACTTATACACCAACCGCAACGAACACCGCAGGTACACAAAGACTGGCCGATGGTTCTAAAGTTATGGGAGCTTTAAGAGGTCGTGATGCCCTCTATATTTGGACCGACACTTCAATGTTTACGATGCGTTTTGTAGGTGCACCTTTTACCTTTGCTTTTGATCAAGTAGGAACGAACTGTGGATTAATAGGGATGAATGCTTCCGTAGAAGTAGATGGTGCTGCATATTGGATGTCTGAAAATGGTTTCTTTAGATACACTGGTAAATTAGAATCGATGGACTGTTTAGTCGAAGACTATGTTTATGATGATATTAATACAACTTCTAATCAATTAATTTATTGTGGATTAAATAACTTGTTTGGTGAGATTATGTGGTTTTATTGTACTAATGGGTCCGATGTAGTGAACCGAATGGTATGTTATAATTATATTGATTCTAGTGCACAAAGAGGAATTTGGACGACAGGTTCTTTAAATAGAACAACTTGGGCGGACTCGGCGATTTTTGGAAAGCCTCATGCTACACACTATAATATTGATGGGACACAAGCTGCAACTGAATCTACTTTTGTAGGAGGAAATACGGATGGAATTTCAACGTACTATGAACATGAAACAGGAAACAATCAAATTAAAGGTGGAGCAGTTACTGCTATTACTTCTAATATAGAATCAGGAGATTTTGATATTACTCAAGATCAAAAACAAGGAGTAACGTTTAGAGGAGATGGTGAATACTTCATGTCAATCAGAAGATTTATCCCTGACTTCTTGACGCAAACAGGAACTACGCGTATAACTTTATACTTGAGAGATTATCCGAATCAAAGTCAGGTTAGTTCAACATTGGGCCCTTTTGATATTACGTCGAGCACACTCAAACAAGACACCAGAGCCCGTGCCAGATCGGTTGCGATCAAAGTAGAGAACACTGGTAAGGGTGAAGATTGGAAATTAGGAACTTTTAGGTTAGACTTACAAGCTGGAGGAAGAAGGTAATGCCTTTTAAATCAGAGAAACAAAGACGATACTTATGGGCCAACGAGCCAGAGATTGCTCGTGACTGGACTGATACTTATGGTAGTGGAATCCATAAAGCTTTAGGTGGAAGGATTGGTTTTGCGCAAGGATCCCATCCCCGTAAACTTAAACAAAGATTTATAGAAGTAATTCAATTAATGCAGGAAGCATCGGGTCAAGAGTTAGCTGCTTTAGCTCAAGAAGCTCGAGTACTTAAAGACCAGATCAGAGAGTTAGAGGAGGCTGAACCTTCCGTAGGCCAAGGAATTAGAGCCATAAGTAAAGGGTTAAGAATGGATGCACCGGAACTTTTAGCATCAAAAATTCAGGAAGAAGTTAGTCCAGGTTCGGGTTATAAAACTTATGCTCCTGGGTATGGAAGAGAAAGAACTTTCCCGGGGTTAAAAGATGAAACTATAACTATAGATGAACTCGTAGGAATCGGTCCGGATAATCGAATGACGCAGGCGAGCATGCGTATTTCTCCTGAAAATATAGAGAAGTGGAAAGAAAGACTTCAAGGGAATATTTATAGAGGAGACCCTAGAGGTTGGGAAAAAGGTGGAAGAATAGGATTTTATAAAGGATCAGATAGACATGCAGGAACTGGAAGTTCTCAATCTCAAGCTCCATCTGGTGGACCGCATCGTAGTAGTGGCCCAGACAGAGACGGACCCGCACATTTATCTCATAATGCCCCTCAAGCTCCTTATCAAGATAGAATACAAAGAATAGCAGAACAAAATAAAAGAACAACGGATTTAAGAAATAGGGCTGGCGGTGAAGGCTTTCATCAATTTTTAAATAAACCACCTGTGCGACCTAACGTCGGGGGTGGAATAAAGAATTTTTTAGGAAACTGGGCTTCAACAGTGGGTGGATCTCAAATAGGTGGAGGTTTAGGCTCAATGTTATTTGGACCATGGGGACTTCTTTTAGGATCTATCTTTGGAGGAGGAGCTGGACGAAGAGCATGGAAAGCAGGTCAAACCGAGGAAAAAGAAACGATAAGAGATATTTTGTTTGGAAACCCTAATATTAAAAGTACTTTACTCTCGAATCTATTTAATAAAAAGACAACTCCGACTCCTATACGTAAAGGAATAGAAACAATTGATATCACAGATAAATTTAATCGTAGAAAAAAAGTAGGCCGAGAACCAATATTCCCTAAAAATAAGCCTTATGAATCTTATTTTGATGACAGGAATTTAATGTCTGGCCCTATAGGTAATTATGCCCAACAAGCTGTAGCAGGTCAGTTATTTGGATCATCTTATGGCACCCTTGATCCTTTTCAACAACAACAAGTTGATACAGCTATTGAGACGTATGGAACAACTTCAACTGGAACATTAACAGGATAATGGCAAAGATAGTACAGGTATTAACCCGACAAGGTGAAGAGTATAGTGATACGGTTGCTAACTCTTTAGTCAGAGATTTAGATGCTATCGTACAAAAATTAAATTCAACCTTTCAAGAAGATTTAAAACAAGAAATAGAAGCTAAGTCCTTCTATATGGAATAATGGCTACTAATCAATATTTATTTTATGGAGTTGCTTTAACCACTACGGATGAAACCACGGTGTTAACACCGGCTGTGGCTAGTTCAGGTGCAGTGGGGACCGTCATTATTAAATCCTTTAGAGTAACGAATACCACAGGCAATACTCCAACGATTACCATTACTAATGGCACAACTAAAATTGTAAACACCCAGACTTTATCAGCTAATGCTAGTGTAGAGATTCTAACTTTACCTTTGATTGTACAATCAGGAGTCGCGCTTAAGGTTAAAATGAGTAGTGCTGATGAAGTTCACATTGGAATTAGTTATTTAAATATAAATCAGGAGGTAGTAGTATAATGGATACGATCAAACATAATGGCAAAGACGTGCCTGTAGTTGAGGCAGACGTTAAGGTAACCATAAAAAACAAAGAAACAGGCGTCGTTTATAAGGATGATGAAGAGTGGAAAGGACTTGGAATTGATCCTCAAAACATCAAAAGAGATGTGGTGGTGATGATGCCGAGGCTTGATTTATACGGCAAAACAAAGTAATACTAAAGGTTCAGGTGAAATTCCTGCCTTTATTACAATTACACAGAGATTATTATGGCTTTATTAGAAGAACAATTTACAGAAACATTAGACGCAGGTGCACCTGACATTACCTACCAAGGTAATGAAGGTAAAGAACAACAGATTGCTCGTCAATTATGGGATCAATTACCTAATGAAATACGTATGCAGTTTGGAAGCTTCCAACAGTTCTTTAGTAGTGGAGCATGGAAAGAAGTTTTAGCTCGATTACAGCAAGCACAGCAACAAGTTCCAGAACGAATTCAAGAAACAGAAACAATACAAACTCAACCTCAACAAGGTTTAGGTTCCATGATGCCAGCACAGATGGCAAGAGGTGGAGTCCCTGAAGAAGTTATTAGTTTAATGGAAGGAATTAGAACACCAAGAGGTGAAGAAGTAATTGATGACACCATGACTTTGGCTTCAGCTCCAAGTCTTGAAGATTCACGAAACGAAATGGCTTGGAATTTATTTGGCAAACCTCTTCATGAATTAACTGAAGATCAACTTCAGATGATGGATGAATATAATCAAAGTCTGATGGCTTACGGTGGAGTCGCAGGAGCCGATGGTCGAAAAGCCTATGGCATTGGATCATGGTTCCAGAAAAAGATTATGGATCCGATTAAAAAGAATCCATTAGTTACAGCAGCAGTTTTAGGATTAGGAGCAAATTATATAGGTGGGCCTACCAACAATTGGATGGGTAGGTTATGGGATAAAATCCCGACAGGAAGTCTCACTAATATTAAAGAAGGAATAGGAAGTGTTTTAAGATCTCCAGAATGGATGATCCCCGCAGCGAGTTTAGTTGCAGGAGCATTTGCTAAACCAGAACAACAACTTGAAGGAGGAGCCATGAGCCGTGGAGCAGGGATCAATCTTCAGGACATAGCAAAACTTGCTAACATCACAGATGAAAAACAAGGACAAGCAATTGGATTAAACTTTTTACCGGAAGCCTCAGCTAGAAAATATTCGCCAGAAGAAATGGCATTGACATATTCGCAAGCAGGCAAAGCTCAAGGCGGAAGAATCGGAGCTCAAGAAGGAGGCTTAATGAGTCTCGGTGGAATGGAAATGGATTTAAGAGGTGGGGGATTTGTACCCATCGGTGCTAAAGAAAAAGCGGACGATGTCCCAGCACGATTAAGTAAAAATGAATTTGTATTTACAGCAGATGCTGTAAGAGCAGCCGGCAACGGAGACGTAGACGCAGGCGCAGATAAAATGTATAACACAATGAAACAATTGGAGAGTAGAGTAGGATAATGGCAATATCACAACAGAGAACCTTACCCGCACAGTTTATAGAAGATGCTGGTAAAGATTATGCAACACAGCTTAAAGGATTAACATCAATTCCTTTAGATACATCTAAATTTGCCCCAACAGTAGCGGCACAAGATCCTTTACAAGCACAAGCCTATCAATTAGGTCAAGCGGGTGTTGGCGCATATGAACCTTACCTTACTCAGGCAGGAGCTTATTCAGGTCCGACAGCTTATCAGTCGTTCATGTCTCCTTACCAACAAGATATTATTGACACAACCATGGCTGACTTTGACAAGCAAGCGGCTCAACAGTTATCAGGGATTGGTCAACTCGCAGCTAAATCAGGAAATTTAGGAGGCGGTCGTGAAGGAGTTATGAGATCCGAATACATGACTCAATCTGATAGAAACAGAGCGGCAATGCTAGCACAATTAAGACAACAAATGTTTGGCCAAGCACAACAAGCAGCACAAACAGGTTTCACACAACAAATGCAGATGGGACAACAACTTCCAGCATGGCAAGCAGGAGATATTTCGCAACTGGGTCAATTGGGCGGGATCCAACAAGCGCAAGCACAGGCAGAAGCAGATGCGCAAAGAGAAGCTAATCGACTAACAGCCATGGAACCTTATGACAGAATGGGTATATATGGTTCAGGGATAACAGGATTAATTTCTGGTTACCCAGGACAATATCAAACTTCGGTTGTGCCGAATCCAACACCGTTGCAAACAGCGTTGGGTACAGGTGCAGTTCTAGGTGGTATCTATGGAAACCTAAGAGGTAATACTCCAAATGCACCTCAAGTTTTACCTTTTGGACCAAGAAATATGTATCCGAGCTGGATGGCAGAAGCGGACAAGTAATCATGAGCAGAACATTACACAGACCCATGTTCAGAAGAGGCGGTCAGGCTGATGGTGGCATCACGACTGGACTTGGAAGACAAGGTTATGACAACGGAGGTGCAACCGGAATGGAAAGAATTCAAAGAGACCTTGCGATCATAGATCAATTATCTCCTCGAAGAGGTTCAGGGCTTAATGATTTTTTGATTAATTTTGGTTTAAACATGGTAGGAAATCCTCCTACAGGAAACATATTTCAAACCGCAGCAACCCAAGCACAAAAACCTTTTCAACAGTTTCAACAAAGCAGGGCTCAAGAAAATTTAGCACAAAGAGAACTCATCGCTAACATGGTGCAGAACATGAATGAGGATGACAAATATAAACTTCAGGTCGAAGCTCAACATATGTTTGAGGCAGGTGCTATCAACCCTTTTACTGGTAAACCTTTTGCTAGTGCTGGCGAAGCGTTAAATGCTTTGATTAAAAATAAATTCATGAGTAAGGAAAGAGTTCTTACGGACGAAGCAAAATTTCAAAACACAAAAGATACTTTTTTAAGTAATATTCTTAAGCAGGGTGATGATCATGATTTTGGGGATAATAATTTAGCAGCTTCTAGTCTTGCTGATCATGAAGCCAAGATATACCATAAAAAATACCCCAAAGAACTTATAGCCAAATTTGATCAGGAACAAACTTTTATTCCTATAGGTGTGGTGGACTGGGCTAACGTACAGGCTGATGGATCTTACCCTTTATCAGAAACAATTGGAACACAAGCAGTTAGTTACGGAAAAATTAAACCCGGGAAAATTTATTTTAATGTGGCAGATAAATCCTTCTTTATGTTTAACGGCAAAACCTTTTCGGTAGTCGATATAGCCGAGTATAATTAGGAGGCTGTTAGATGCCTACTGATAAAAGATTTGATAAAGAACTTCTCGACGATGCTTTTAAAGCTCTCGATATTTTCAGTGAACAAGGCTGGGATAAAGGTTTTGAATTTCTAGAAGAAGCTAAAGAAAAAAAGAAACGAAGAAAAGAAATCGAAGAGTCCACGGGGACTTATAAAAAAATCAAACAAAAAGAATACGACATCTACGAACAGGAAGAGATCAATCAAGAAGTAGGGTTAGCAACTTCTGTAGGGAATGCTATTGTTAGTGGCTTAATCAAAATTCCGTATGGATGGACTACGTTAACCACAGAAATTCAAGATGCTTTAGGAGAAGATGTCCCTTTGGATCAAACCAAAACTGCTCAACTTAACAAGTGGTTTGAGAGTACGGTTTTAGGAGAGATGATGAACTACTCTGAGGAAAAAGCCAGAGCCACAGGCGCTGGAAGAATTACAGAATTTATGGTCCAGATGTATGGTAACTGGAAAGCGGTAGGTAAACCTGTCATGAATCTAACCGAGAAGGGTTGGAACACAGCTAATAAAATGATCGACGCAGCTAAGAACGGTCGTTATGTTAAAGTAACGAAGGGTAAAGAACTTTATCAAGCAGCCAAGAAAGCAAACGAATTAAATAAAGCGGGAGGCAAAGCTAAAAAATGGGTAGCCGTTGCCGTAGGAGGTGGTGCTGCAGGTGCACTCATCGCTGACTATGAAGACGTTGGAACCTTTGGAGATTTATTTTTTGAACCTGGTCATTACAGTGCCATGGACCGAGTCCAAAAAAAATCATCGTCCGATGATGCCATAAGAAAATTATTAAATAGATTAAAGCTCGGTGGTGAAATGGCTTTTCCTATTGCTCCTCTTTTCTATGGAGTAGGAAAATTTGGAAAGCACGTAGCCAAGTTCGGCAAAGACATGGCCTATAGTAACCGAGCCATCGAACGATTCACGGATAAATATTTACTTAAAACTTTCAGAGCACGAAGCGATAAGCCTGAGGATCTCTTTAAACAAATTCAAAGACTTGAAGGAGGAAAAGCTTCTGCAAGAAATATGACTCTCGATTATACAAGAAGATTGAACTATCAAATGAATAATGTTTACCAAGCCACTCGAAAAGGAGTGGATGCTACCGGTAATCCTAATTTAATTGATGAGTTAGTAGTAAAATTTTTACAGTCAGGAAAAGAAACAATTAAGAAAGGAAGAATTGTCTTTCAAGGCTTCCCTAATCCTGATGCACTTATGAAATCTCTAGGAAAATTAGGAGCTAAACCTAATGATGTTGCAGAGTTAATTGATAACTTACACAAGATTCGTAAAAGCATGACAGATTACAAAAATGCTATTTGGAAAGGTGGTAACGTTACAACAAAAGGAATTGATGAGTTTAATAATATTATGAATACTCGTTTCAAAGACTTCTTTGGAACCGTCTATAAACTTTTTGAAGACCCTAAACTAATTAAAGCTACAGGCTTTCAACCTTCTATGGAAGCGATTGAAGAAGCAGCTAAAGTATTCAGACGTTATGCCAATGCAAATAAAGTTAATCTTTCTAAAGCAGAATCCATTGAAGAAATAAAACGTTGGTTAAAGACAGCAAGCTTAGATCCCATTACAAAAACCCCGCAATGGGTTTATGGAAATAGAAGTATTGGAGGAGATACCGGAACCATTACTTCAAACATTGCTAAATATATAACGGCAGGTGGAAAATTTAAACCTGATCCTAAAGGAGGATTAGTTCAAACTAAAACAGATCTAGAAGCTTTACAAAAATTATACGGGAGCACAAAGAATGCACAGACATCTATTGTAAATACCATGACAGATCTGGGTGGGATTGCAGCACGAGATAATTTCTATAACACTTTAAAAATTTTATCAGACCAAGCCATTAAAGGGGGAGGCAGAGGATTAGTCTATGGAAGTTATGATGATGCGATTAAAGCATTCAATGCTAAAGGAAATCGTTGGCAGCCTACCGTTGGAGCTCAGCCATTAAAACTTACAACTAATTTAGCTGAAGAATATTACACGAGTCCTATGGATGGACTATTTACTATAGATAATATAGCTCAAGCTCTAAGATTAGGAGAAGAAATTCCTTTAAGTGGAATCACCAAGAGCCTTGCCTATCGTTATCTATTTTTAATCCCTAAAGGATTAACGCAAGCCGGTAAGACGGTGCTGGGCCCTTTCACTCACGGAAGAAACTTTACTTCAGGAGCGGTGACAACGATCTCTTCTGGAAACGCTTCTCTTATCTTAACTAATCCTAAAGTATTTGGTGAAGCTTTAGGGATCGCTTGGAGAACCATCCAACCTCAAACCTTATATAGAATTACAGGCAACCCAAAATGGTTAAACATGACAGCCGATCAAGCAAGATATCGTTTCCTTCTTGATGGGGGAATGGTGAACTCAAGTGCAACCATGAAAGATGTTATGGGAATCATCAAAGACATCGGAGTTAGAGGAGATGTTATGGACCGGGCTTTTAATTCTTTAGGTAAAAAACTAAAAGGTTTTTTAAGTTGGGCTCAGGATATGTACATCGCCGAAGATGACTTCTGGAAAATAACAAATTGGTTTGCAGAGTCTCATAAACTAAGAGAGGCCTATAAGAGAGCTGTCAAAAAAGGTATTAAGAATCCTAAGACTGGTAAAAAATTTACCAACGCCGACATCCCGAATGAGATAGAGATCATGACTCATGCTATGAGAAATGTAAGAGACATGCTTCCTAACTATGCCTATGTATCTGACTTTGTAAAAACATTCAGAAGATCTATCCTCGGAAACTTCGTATCATGGCCCGCTGAAATTATAAGAACTTCAGGAAGAATTATGCAGGTTGGCCTAAAAGAAATTAAAGATCCTGTCCTGGCTAGAATAGGCTGGGAAAGATTAATTGGATTTGGCACAGCTCTTGCGGTGATTCCTCCAATGGTAGTTGACGCAACAAGAGGACTGTATGGAATCACAAGAGACCAACTTCAAGCGATGAGAGAATTAATTGCACCTTGGTCTGCTGGCTCTACAATCTTACCTATCCGAGTGAAAAATGAACGAACAGGAAAATGGGAATATCAATACGTTGATTTCAGTCACGGTTTCTTTTACGACACCGTACTTAATCCAATTCAGCAAGTGATCTCTCAAGCAGAGATTCAAGATGATGAACCTTTAATCAAAGCGATGGTACTAGGAATGGCTAAAGGCTTAGATCGAATGGTCGAACCTTTTATTTCAGAATCGATTTACTACGCAGTGATCGCTGACCTCTTGGTAAGACAAGGAAAAACAAGAGAGGGTAGAGAAATTTTTAATCCTCGTGAAGATTGGTTTGGAGAAAACGGCAAGCTAATGAAGTCCATTAGACATGCAACCTATCAAATGGCTCCCGGTTCTTTAGCGCAAATGAGAAGACTCTATGCAGCAATCGCTGACACAACACTTAAAGGTAAAGAGTACGAGATCCCAACAGAAATGCTAGGCTTCTTTGGAATGAGACCCGTAGGTATTTATCCATTAGAAACATTAGAGTTTGCTTTACAAGATTTTAATAGAGATCAACGAGCTGAAAGAAAAATAATTACGCAAGGATTATTTACGGGAGATCCTATTACCGATAAGAATAAAATACTTAGACAATATATTCATGCCAATAACAAAAGGTTAGAGACCATGGATAAATTAAGAAGAAAAGTAATGGCCTCATTAATCTTAGGAGAAACTCGACAAGATGTTTATAAACTATTTAAAGATCGTAACCAGGGAGATCTTTTCAAAGCTATCATGAAGGGTGAGTTTGAACCGTTTGGAATAGCTAAAGGGATACAAGAGTCATTCGCTAAAGAGTCCGACGAATACTTCAAGAAATTTGGTAAACGTATGCCGAATCCTTATAAGGATAATTATAATTATCAAATTATTAAGAACATAGAGAAGACTCTTAAGAACTATCAACGACTTGATCAACCTTCTATTATTAAAGAAGAAGATTGGCTACATAAAGATGATCAGTCTAGCTTAATGAATCAACCTTTACCGACAATGCCGACGCCAAAAGTGGCTATGGCAGCGGTTAATACTAACCCAACTACTGGGTTGACAAGAACAGAGAGTGCTTTATTGTCTCCAGAGGAACAAGTTATTGCGAGGAGAACATGACACCCAAAACTATAAGAGAAAATATTATTAGTTTACAAGGACACATCACCGGGATTAAAAGAGATGTGGCTAACATCAAGAACAATCATTTGAAACATATGCAAACACATATTCATGACTTGGGCGGCAAGGTAGACAAAATCTACTGGGTTCTTTTAGCAATGGTGGGGGCCATTGCCTTACAATTATTTCAACATTTCCTAGCATAATCTATGCAATTATCTTCAAATTTTAGTTTACAGGAGTTGACTAAGTCACAGACAGCGACGAGGAAGGGCATTGATAATACCCCTAGCCCAGAGCACCAGGCTAACCTACAATCGCTCTGTACGTGTATCCTACAGCCAATTAGAGACCACTTTTCTCAGGTTGTGACCGTTTCCAGCGGATATCGCTCTCAGGAGCTCTGTCTTGCCATCGGTAGCAAAACGACCTCGCAGCATGCAAAAGGAGAAGCGGCAGACTTCGAAATCTTTGGCGTGTCCAATAAAGAATTAGCAGATTACATCAACGAACACCTAGACTATGATCAACTTATCCTCGAATACTGGAAAAAAGAAGATCCGAATTCAGGGTGGGTGCACTGTAGTTATTCAGAGGGAAATAACAGAAAGCAGTATTTGAAAGCTTATAAAGACGAGAATAACAAAACTTGTTATCAATCTATGGAGGCATAATGAAATTTGTATGGGAAAAATTAAAGGCGGGACATGAGTCGTTATTCGTAACGGCTTTCAATCGCTATCAGGGATTAGTTTTATTTCTGATGCTCCTGGCCATCATTTTAAAATAATCGAAATCAAAAATTCTGCGCGCGTCGCGCGTATATCCTACGTTTTAGTGGATTAACTAGCGTTAAAACTAACTACCGTTCTATTGTTATAGAAATTCTTGGTATGATTAGAACCATGTCTTAACCAACTTGGGAATATGATTAAATCTCCTTTTTTAGGAGTAAAATAATAATATTCATAGCTATAGTCATTGGCAGGTTCTTCTCTATCAGTATAATAAATAAAAGGGTTAGGGTTATGAAAATATAACTTACTGGCTTTTTCACCAACATTGATAAAAAGAGCACCAGATAAAACAGAGTTAGAGTGAAGATGTTCTTTGAGGATACTTTCTTTATCTTGAATATTAAACCAAGAGTTTATAATTTTATTCTTAATTTTAATCTTAGACTGGTAGGCATACTCTTTGATGGGTTTAATTACATCAATAGAAATTTCCGATAAAAGATCTATCCCGGAACCATGAGTAGATTTTCCTTTTATCAATCTCGCATGCTTATTAAGTTTTTTGGTCCTTAATAATTTAAAGATTCTGTTACACTCTTTAGAACTTATAAACTGAGGGAAATATAAGACTAAAGTGGGAAATAATGAAAACTTTACTATATCCATGCTCTTAATTCTTCCCCTAAAACTTCAGATGCGATATTTATTTTTTTACGTAGTGATTCTTGAATTTTCTTATCTACCGTATCTTCGGCAATAAGGTCGATATACGTAACAGACTTCTTTTGCCCAATTCGGTGGGCTCGGTCTTCTGACTGTAATCGCTTTTCTAGGTCATATCCATTAGAATAGTAAATTACGGTATTTGCTGCATGAAGCGTGATTCCGTATCCGCCCGTTTGAGGCGTGCCAACAAGAAATCTGCATTTATCATCATTCTGGAATCGTTTACGATATTTCTCTCGGTCTTCCTGACTCGTGAGGCCATAATAATCAACCACGGACCACGGACCATGGACCTTCTTAATTTCCTTAACTATGTTTTGAATGTCTCTTTGCCAATGCGCCCAAATAATAGCTTTCCCTTCTACTTCATCTAAAATATCCATAAGCTCCCCTAAACGATTACTCTTTATATTCTGTGTTGTTCCATCATCAGCTACAAAATGACCACACGTAATTTGTTGTAATCTCATTAATTGAGTAAGAGCTGTCATCGTAGTGATTTGTTTTCCATTTAATTGAGCTAATGCTTCTTCTTTCATTTGTTTATATAATTTCTTTTGTTCTGAAGTTAAGTCTATTGTTCTTTTCATATATATTTTAGGAGGAAGATCTAAGCAGTCTTCTTTAAGAACTCGATAAGAAAAAGGTTTTAGTTTATCTGATAATTCAGGAAGATTTTTAAAACCCGATACAAGTTGAATAGAGCGGCCTGCAATATAAGCGGTTTTCATAATAGCATATCTAACTCTAAAAGAATAATAAGAGCCATGTCCTAAATGATTAGGGTCTAAGAAAAAACACTGAGCAAAAAGATCAAGCGGGTTTTTAGTAACAGGCGATCCTGTTAAAATTCTACGATATTTAGCCATATCAGAAATTTCAATAATATTTTTAGTTCTTAAAGCTTTAGGATTTTTAATAGTAGTAGACTCATCAATAGCCATTAATGTGTTATGGGAGAGTAAGAATTTTTTAGCAAAATCTACTCCTTTGGATGTACTAAAAGCTTCTACATTCATAATTAAAATATGAAGTTCTTCTCCAGTTTTAAATAAAGTTCCTAATTTTCTTGATTGAGATTTAGTAATATTAGCTTGCCACAATACAGACACATTTTCTATATGATCTGGTAAATGAGCAGGTAATTCTTGGTTGTACCAAGTTCCTATTACACCTTTAGGAGCTACAATTAAAAGTCCATCTATTTTGCCTTTGTCATACAGCATAGCTGCATTATCTATTAACACTTTAGTTTTACCTGTTCCCATTTCCATAAAATAGGCATAGGTTTCCCTGTTCCAAGATTTTTCTAAAGCAGTGATCTGATGCTTATACGGATCAGTTTTAAATTTATAATTCATCTTTCTATTGACTTGTTATATAGGATATACTATATAATTGTCAACTATGTATAGAAAGAAACACGAAGATATCTTTAGTACAATTGCATGTGCACCGGCTCCTAGTAAACCAAATACTTTATGTACGGTATATGTTATTCAGGAGATAGCAGGCACTAGAGAAGGTAGACCTAAAATAAATATAATGGGAGCTGCTCACTATGGAAAATTTAAATTTCTATTGCCAGAGCTTTCTCAAATTATTTTTTCTCCTGGTCCTTTAATTTTTAAATTAAGGAAGGGATTAAAAGATTTTAATGAAAGAGATTTCCTATTGCTAACAGGAGATCCAGCGATTATTGGAGTTGCGTGTTCGATTGTTTCTGATATAACTAATGGTAAATATCAATTACTCAAATGGGATAAACAAGAAAGAAAATATTATCCTATTCAAATTAACTTACATGAGAAAGGACAAATAGATGATTCGTGAAAAATTAAAAATAAAAACTCAAGCTCACTATGAAAAAAATAATATTAAAGTTGTAGATTTACAAAATCTACGTTATTTTTTTGATGGACTCTATGTTTTAGCCAATAAATGGAATTATAAATCTTTTAATGAACTTTATAAATTAAAAGACCGAGATCTTAAATATAACGCATATAATATCTTAGTTGGTCTATTATATTATAGGATGTGTACTCCAAGAGGATGGGAAGTTAATTTAAAAAGATTTAAAAATAATCTTTTATTAAAAAATAAATATTCTATCTTATTTAGAATGGAGGGAGAAATACTAGAAGTAAGTGATCACTACTTTGATAAAGCTATTAAATGGTTAAAAGAAAATGATTTTATTACAACCGGCTCTCATCATTCCTATATTGAAATTAACAATCACTTAAGTGATAAACTACAAAAATTAGGGAATTATCTATTTAATACGAAATATGCACAACGAAGTATTGCGGAAAACACACATTATTTTGGAGATCCTTTTAAAAAATCAGAAGCTGACGTAGCTTTTGAAGAAAGAGCCAAAATTAACAAAAAGAGGTTACACTAATGTCAGATATTAATTTTGAAAAAGATCAAGAAGAGGTTCTGGATAGAACCGAAAATATAAAATCTTTGGCTAATCAAGTAAAAAAATTACGAGATTTAGAAGATGAAGTAAAAGCTGAAGAAGAAGCTCTTAAAACTAAGAAAAGAGAAGTAGAAAAGATTTCAGGTGAAGTTATCCCTACACTTTTAAGTGAAATGGGATTATCATCTCTCAAACTTGCAGATGGTTCTGCAGTTGAGGTAAAACCGTATTATGCAGCCAATATTTCTATTAAAAATAGAGAGTCGGCGTATAATTGGCTTCGTTCTAATGGCCTAGGTGATATCATTAAAAATGAAATCACTGTTTCCTTTGGAAGGAACGAAGATAACAAGGCGGCAGAATATGCTAACCTTGCAAAGGGTCAAGGGTATCAACCAACACAAAAGCTGAAGGTTGAGCCTATGACCCTCAAAGCTCTAGTCCGTGAGAGAATGGAAGCAGGCAAAGATATGCCAACGGATATTTTTAACGTGTTCGTAGGAAACCGAACCACAATTAAAAGGAAACAATAAACATGAACAAAGAAGCAAATATCACGAAACGTGAAAATGCAGGTGCATTGTCTACGAATTTATTCGAAGCCGATGCAGACAAAGGCTCTCAGAATATTACGCAGGATGATCTTGCGTTACCATTCTTGAAAGTCTTGGGACAACTATCTCCCGAAGTGAATAAAAGAAATGGGAAATATGTCGAGGGGGCAGAACCTGGCATGATTCTCAACACCGTCACAAATGAAATTTATGATGGGAGTAAGGGGATAGAAGTATTGCCAGTATATTACAAAAGACAACTTGTAGAATGGCAAGACAGAGGTGAGAGTAAGGGTGCTCCAGTAGCAATACATGAAGCTACGAGCGATATTATGAGTAAAACTACTCGTGATAAATCTTACAAAGATAGATTACCTAATGGTAATTATATCGAGAACACTGCAAATCATTTTGTAGTTCTTTTGGGAAAAACTCCCACAACAGCTTTGATTTCTATGAAAGCTACTCAATTAAAAGTGAGTAGAAAATGGAACTCAATGATGATGGGCATTAGAATGCAGGGAACAAATGGTTTGTTTACTCCGCCAACATATAGCCACATTTATAAACTAAAAACTGTTCAAATGTCTAATGACAAAGGAACATGGTTTGGTTGGGATGTGACTAAAATTGGTCCGGTAGCCGACAAGTCTGTTTACGCTATTGCAAAAACTTTTGCTGAACGTGTAGGGAAGGGCGAAATAGAAGCCAAACCCGAAACGGAAGAAGCAAAAAGAAAAACGTTAAGTTTATAAGCTCCGAGGAGTGAGGCGGTGGAGACCTAGCGGCGAAACCGCCTTATTAAATTTATATGAAAGTAGTTAAACAGGCACCAAATACATATGAACACTGGATAGATTCGGGAAGGGTTATTATACCTTGTCTTAAGGGAACCCCTATCGTTACAGATTGGAGCAGCCCGAATTTTAAAGTAACGAAAGAAGAATGGAAAACAAAATATACACACTGCGCAATCGGACTAAGATTAGATCAAGATATTGATTTTGATATTGATAATGAATTAGCAAAAAGATTTATAGATAAATATGTAAGACCAGGAGCTGCTGTTTCTGGTAGACCAAGTAATCCAAGAAGTCATTATTGGTGGAAAGGTAAATTAGATTTTAAACAATTTGTTCTCCCAAAGGAACTCAAGGAATATTATAAAAATTTTCCACATGGGGCCACCTTATGTGAAATTAGAAGTGGAAATAGTCAATACACTATAGTCCCTGAATCTCTACATAGTAAAGCTAACGAACATGTTAAGTGGGAAAGCTATGAAGGAATAAACGAATATCCTGGTGATCTCAACTTGGATTTAAGAAAAGTGGCTCTCTCAACTGCATTATGTATTGTGTATGGATCTCAAGGACAAAGAGATGCTTTTTGTACAGCAGTAGCCGGAGTATTAGTGAAACATACTAAATGGACAGAAGAAGAAATTAATGAGTTTGTTTATAATTTAGCTCTTTTGTCTGATGATAATGAAGCAGAAGACAGGGCAGAAAAAGGGACAAGTGTTAAGAAAGCAAATAAAAAATATGGGATGCTTAAACTTGCGGAGATTATCGGATGTTCTGCTAAATCTGTAGCAGAAATATTTAGCTGGATCGGCGTAGGTTATGAAACAGTTCAAGGGGCTGGAGTTATAGGAGAAATTTTAGAATATGGGGAAGATCGATACTTAGTACAAGTAAATGCTATGGTTGAAGGCAAACCAAAGAAAATAGAAATTATAGTAAATGGTCCTACTCTTATGAGGCAAAGTCGTTTTTATGATGAGGTAATAAAGCAAGCACAAGTATGGATTCCTCAAATGAAAAAGAATGATTTTGATAAAATTATGAAAATTAAATTTGATGCACGATCTTATTCAGATGATTATGTAGAAGAAGCGGCTGAAGATATGAAATTTATTAAACATTTTGAACATTATCTTAAGACAACACAAGCATCTACAAACAAGGATAGTTTAATAGAATATAAACGTCCTCATTATAATCAAGAAAAAAAATATTTAGAGTTTAACTTAGATAATTTTGAAGATTATTTAAATGAAATTAGAAGGATAGATATGCCTAGAGTTGACTTAGTTATGAAAATTCAAAGAGTTTTATTGGCTAAAAAAATTAAAGGAAAAATTGAAGAAAAATCTTTTGTCCGTTGGCGGATACGTGATTATGAAATTGCTCAAGATAGTTTAATTATTGAGGGGGAAGCAACAGAGGTAAAGGAGATTACAGATGAAACGACCTAGGTTTGTAGTTGGTCCTCCTGGAACGGGGAAGACTCACACATTTTTATTAGAAAAATATAGAGAATTTTTTAAGAAATATGATCCAGATAAAATTATTTTAATTTCTCATACTAATGTTGCTGTCAAACAAATTTTGAATGCAGCAATGGATGTACCAGAAATTAGAGAAAGAGGCTATCGAGAAAAATTTTTTAAAGACCGTATATGTACTATTCATCATTACTGTAAAAAAAAGTTGGACCGAAAAGAAGTGTTTGCTGAACAAGATAATGAAGACTTTAAAAATTTATGTCGTATCCATGTTGCATTTACTTATGGAAAAGTAGGAGAGGATCCTTACAAAGATCACCCTTTTTTTAAGTTTATTAAAGCAGCCCATGGTTATGAGCGCACATTAGAAGATCACTGGCATCATCCTAATACTAATAGATTAGAGTATAACCCTTATACTTTACTTCAAATTCAAGAATTAAAACGTGTTTATGAACAATACAAGAAAGACAACAACCTTTATGATTTTGGAGATATGATTATTGAATACAATAGAAGATGTGCCTTACCGGAACATGACAAAACTAAAATACGACCTGATATTGAAGTACTAATGATAGATGAAGCTCAAGATACAAATCGTCCTCAGCTACGTGCTGTTTTTAATATGGCTAAGAATATTAAAGACAAGCATTTTTATATGATTGGAGATCCCGATCAAACTATTTTTGAATGGGCTGGTGCTGATGCGGATTATTTTCATAAAGCTGCGGCAAATCCTTGGCTAGAATTGACTGAAGGAAAGCGATGTGGAAAAGCAATAAACGAATTCTGTAAGAAAATTATCTCCCCTGTGTGGCGACACTACGGTTATAATAGAAAATGGCTTCCTGCTCCTGGAATTGAGGGAAATGTGTATGGATTAGCAGATCTTAAACCTTCCCTAAGTTTAAAGAGACTTTTAGATAAAATAAAAAATACTAAAGAGACTTTTATTTTTGCGTATAGAGGGAAACCAAGTGATAAAAGAATAAAAGAGTTTTTTGAAATGTACGGTATAGAATATGCTTATATTAAAAGCTCCGCACATGTACCTCTCAAAGAACTAAAATGTCACGACGAATGGCCAAGTTTTGTTGAAGGAGCGCCAAAAAATATAAAACAAATAAAACATTTTTGGGACTATTTAAGCAGCAGAGCAATCGTTTATGGAAAAGGAACTTTTAAATTTGATGATTGGATTAACAAAGATTATACGATAGATGAATTAATTAAAGCTAACTTACTAAAGCCTCAAGCAAAAAAAGTAAAAGATTTTGATTTATTAAGAAAGCGAGCAAAAGGGTGTGACGTTAAACAACACGAAAGAAGAATGGTTTATATCAGAAAGGTTATAAAAAATGGATTTGATTTTGATGGAAAGATTCGAGTTAAGTATGGAAACATCCATCAGATAAAAGGAACCACATTTGATAACGTAGTAGGAGATTTAACTATCTTCAGAAGAGGTAGACGTGAACCCTGGTTTGTGGAATTAAGATTAGAGTATACTATGTTTAGTCGAGGAATAAATGATGTGTGGGTTTTAAAATCAGAAACAGGAAGGAGCTTAGGGGAATATGGGAGCATACGATAAACAGATAGGCGGATCCCACTACAAGAAATATAAAGTGCAGCCGAGTGAATTTATAAATAAAAATAAAATTTTATTTGCAGAAGGAAACGCAATAAAGTATATATGTAGACATGCGGATAAAGGAGGAAAGGAAGATCTGAAGAAAGCTAAACATTATATTGATATGATTATTGAACGAGATTACACAGAAGAAAATCCATTAGACAAGAAAAATTTTTGGGGGATTTTAAAAAAATAATGTGCACCGCCCCTGACATTCAGGATTTAGATTTAGAAGGAGTTGATATAGTTGCAGTTGACTTAGAAACTTATGATCCTGATTTAAAAACTAAAGGGTCAGGTGCTGTAAGAGGAGTAGGGTATGTGTGTGGAATTGGAGTTTGCACAGGTAAACAAACTTTATATTTTCCAATTCGTCATGCTATGAGTGGGAATTTAGATCCTAAACAAACTTGGGAAGGATTAAACAAAGTCCTATTTCAAAACCCTAACATTAAAAAAGTATTTCATAATGCGATGTATGATGTCTGTTGGATTCGTGCAGAATCAGGGCTTATGCCTAAAGGAAAGTTATTAGATACCATGATTGCAGCTTCCGTTATAGACGAAAATAGAATGAGGTATACTTTAGATTCAGTGAGTAAAGATTATCTTAGTGGAGAAAGTAAATATAAATATGATTTACAGGAAAAATCTTTGAAAGAATATGGCATTAAAGATCCTCTCAACAACATGCATAAACTTCCGTATAGTTTAGTTAAAGATTATGCAGAGCAAGACGTAAAATTAACTTTGAAATTATGGAATGTGTTTGAGCCTAAACTGAAAGAAACTTTGTTTGTAAATGATGAAGGAGATAAAAAGAATTTAGCTAATATATTTAAACTAGAAACTGAATTATTCCCTTGTCTTGTGGATATGAAGTTTAAAGGAGTTCGCGTAGACGTTGAAAAAGCGAAACAGTTTGGCAACGAACTAGAAACGGAAAGGGAACAGCTTATAAAAGATATCCACAAAGAGACGGGTATTAAAATAGAAATATGGGCATCAGCTTCTATCAAAAAACTTTTAGATCAACAAAAAATAAAAGACTACAAGACCACTCCTAAGTCAGGGATGCCTCAACTTCCTAAACAATATTTAAGAACTCATAAAAATAAATATTTAAGAATGATTGCTAGAGCAAGAGAATGTGATAAAGCTAAGAACGCATTTGTAGAGGGACTTTTAAGTTTTGTTCATAAAGGTAGAATTCATGCTGATATAAATCAAATTAGATCGGACCAGGGAGGTACGGTGACTGGAAGATTTTCTATGAGCAATCCAAATCTTCAGCAAGTACCGGCTAAAGGGCCTATTGGAGAAAGGATAAGAGAAATATTTATTCCTGAAGAAGGATGCAAGTGGGGATCATTTGATTATTCACAACAAGAACCAAGAATTGTGGTACATTATGCATTAAGATGGGATCTTCCTGGAACTGACACATTGGCCGATGCATATACAGAAAACCCTAAAACAGATTTTCATGGTATTGTAGCGAACATGGCAAAAATACCCAGAAGCCAAGCAAAAACAATTAATTTAGGTTTGTTTTATGGCATGGGAAAAATGAAACTACAGAGGGAATTAGAACTTACACCACAACAAGCCAGGGATTTATTTTATGATTATCATTCTAAGGTTCCTTTCATTAGAGAATTATCTAACGGACTAATTGAATTTGCAGAAGAACATGAGCTTATTTATACATTAGGAGATAGATTTTGTAGATTTGATAGGTGGGAACCTTACGATAAGCAATGGAATGCTGAATTAGGGAGATTTGAAATTGAGATAAAAATAGAGGAAAAAAAGTATAATGAAGAAAAAAAGAAATGGCAAACAATTACTTCATATAAATATGAACCTGTCCCGGTATTAACAAAAGAACAAGCTAAATTAAAATATCACGAAGAATATCCAGATGATAAAGAATACGAAAACTTTAATAAACATTATCGTTTAGCTTTTACTTACAGGGCATTAAATAGATTAATTCAGGGGAGTGCTGCCGATATGACAAAACAAGCAATGGTAAACCTTTATAAAAATGGTATATTACCTCACATTCAAATCCATGATGAGTTATGCGTTTCTATCCCTGATGAAGAAACCGCTTTAAAAATAAAAAATATTATGGAAAATGCAATTAGACTTAAGATACCAAATAAGGTAGACTACGCCTCCGGTAAAAACTGGGGTAGTATTAAATAGGAGGAAACTATGGATATGATAAAAGACGCAATAAAAGACCTTTGGGCTAATCATAGAAAAAAAGTGATTGGTGCAGGTGTTGTAATTGTCATTTTAATAATCGCAGCATTATAGGACTTTATGATAAATGGCGTACCTGAATGTAAATATACCATTGATCTATTGTCAGATCAGGAGAGAATATCTTTATGACCTTAAAAAACACCATGGAGAGGTGGAAGACTGTATGGTTTTTGGTCTGGCATCGATGGCAGGGCGTCCTTTATTGTTTCATGCACTTATGGAAAATGGTGGGGTCTACTATCGTTTGCCGCTTAGTGCATTTATACAACATGGATTTAAAGTCGAAGACGTTCCTAGGATGCAGCTTCACGAGCTGGAATTATGGAATTGTTTTAGTTACCATCCTGCTATTACTGTTTATGATGCTTTAAACACGTCCGGTAAATATCTGGGAAAAGATAAGAAATGGTATAGAGGATCCTATCTTTTCACAGTTGACTGGGCAGCTCCAGATAGTAATATAGTCGACACGGATCATTCCGAAATTCCGCAAGAGCACAAATGTGCACACGTAATGGCCCTGGAAAATGGTAATTACGCAGCTCAGCCCAACAATAGAATTTTATGGCATATTCCTTCTTACACGGTAAGAAATGAAGTTCCAGACTGGGATGTAAATACACAGAACTGGAGTGTCGAAGATGGTCGAGATTGGAAAACCGCTGACACTAATAAATTCTTTTATGATATAGAGGAAACTAAAAATGAATAACTGCGAAGATTGTAAATGTAAATGTCATTGTAATGTAAGTGAACATTCTGATTTATATGGAGTATGTCCTTGCAAGGATTGTAAACATGAGGAGTGTGAAGTATGTCAATAGAAGAAAAACGAACTTGCAATATGCATACCAAAGAAAAAGAAAAATCAGGTACATGTTGTCACGTAAAAGAAGAACAAGACCAAGCAGAACAACAAACGTATGAACATACGCCCAAGGTGAATGATGAACGATAAATTAATAACTGCTTTACTCGCTATTCTATTAGCGCTCGGAGGATGGACACTTCAACGTACATTCTCTCTTTCCCAAGATATGGTTCTAATTAAAACCAAAGTGGAGATGATAGAAAATGAAATATCGAAGTTTAAAGATTCTAAGGGCAAGAAGAATCGCAAGAAAAAAAAGAAACAGAACAACTAGATGGATGAAATATTTAAT